ATGCGGAAGTTGAAGGATTTCAGGATGGATGGAGAGACGGAGTTGCGGCTGACGCATATTTAATGGCCGACGCAATGCTCCGCGCCCGGGAGGCATCATGACAGTCACCCACAACGGCAAGCAGTACCACGCATCAAAAATCAACGACAACGAGTGGCAACTCTCATCAGTCGATAAACCTCGCGAGAAAATCACAATGAACCGCTGGCAGATGCACATTGCCGGGTTATTGCAGCAGGTGGAGGGTAAATCATGATTAATCACAACATGCTTCGTGCAGCTCAGAACAAAGCGCTAATCGCCAGGTTCATAGGTGATTCGGTGATGTGGATGTCGGCCTACAACGATATGAAGGCGGCAATTGGTTTTCCGTGGCACAGGAAATGATTATGGAATGGATTAAATGTAGTGACCGTTTACCAGAGTTAATTGACAACCTTTGCCTGGTGTATTCATCCACGGGGGGTGGGCAGCATGGGTTTCCGGTAGGAGGCTACGATTGCGTTCACATTCAGGATTATTTCGGTGACGTAACTGACGGATTAGACGAGAACGGCAAGCAGAAATATACGCAAATGTATATCCACGCCGGGATTACCCACTGGATGCCTTATCCAGAATTACCAACAGAATAACCAATCCACAACCATCCCCCTACTCGTCCGGCTATCGCAGACGGGAAGCGCACAACCAAATTTCAGGAGAGACCATGAGTGAAGTAACGGATTTAGTCGTTATCGAGATTAAAGCGGAACAGGCTCCAGCGCTGTACAAGTCTGGCGGCCTTGATGATTACCTTGAGAAGATCCGCCAGGCTGTTAACGAAGTACCTGATCTGAGTACGAAGAAAGGACGTGACCGTGTGGCATCTCTGGCGGCGTCGGTATCACGCAGTAAGACGGCCATCGAAAAGCCGGGCCGTAAGTACCTGAAGCGTCTGAAAGAAGCCGTGCGCCCCGCTGAGGCTGAAATTAAGCGCTTCGTTGATGCATGTGACGAACTTCGCGATGCCACCCGCCGACCGCTTACCGAATGGGAGGCTGAGCAGGAACGGATTAAGGCAGAGGAAGCCGCGAAGATTAAAGCTGATGACGACCGGAAGAAATTCGAATCCGACCATGAAATTGCTTTGCTGATGAACGACAAGCACGACCGTGAAGTTGCAGAGAAGAAAGCCGAAGCAGAACGCCAGCGAGTTGCTCATGAAGAAGAGTTGAAGCGTCAGGCAGCTGAACAAGCCAAGCGTGAAGCTGAGCAGAAAGCAGCAGCTGATCTGGCAGCAGCGAAGAAACGCGAAGAGGATGCTATTGCAGCAAAAGCCCAGGCTGAATTACTGGCTAAGCAAGCGAAGGAACGCGCAGAGCAGGAAGCAAAAGACGCCGCAGCGAAAGCTGAAGCAGAGAAGCAAGCAGCCATTGCCGCCGAACAGCGTAAAGCACAGGAAGAAGCAGACCGAATTAAGCGTGAAGCTGAGCAGAAAGAAGCGGCCCGTCTGGCAGAAGAGAAGCGTATCGCTGACGAAAAGGCAAAGCGTGAAGCTGACGTGAAGCATCGCAAGGCCGTCGGCACTGAAATCGTAAACGCACTCACTGCCAATACCAGCATCTCACGTGATCAGGCGATCGAAGTCCTGAAAGCGCTGATGGATGGCCTGGTACCGAGAACACAAATTAACTACTGAGGTGCATATGAAACTGAAACTCAAATATGACCACGCTCATGGATATCTGGACAGCCAGCGTAATCAGGTCTTAGAGCTTGATGGCGTGACGCTTGATGGAACGGTAGACACACGAGAAGTCCTCCCGCAGTTAGATGGTGCTGTAGTTCTCGAATGGCTTGCTGAACAGGGTTATGTAATCACGCATCAGGAGCGAGCGGCATGAGCGTAGCAGAGCGACGGGATGATGATTCTTTCATCCGGATGATGGCTGATGTTGCTCCCGTTTCTCCAGATGAAAAAGATGAGCCGGTTAACCTGGCTGCTGAGCGACAGAATCCGATTATCAGCATGGCCGAATTTGCGGGGGATTTTACATGAATCTGGATCAGTTAGATGCGCCATTTGCCAGTGAAGATATTGAATGGCGCATTCAGCAGGCGGGAAAAAATAATAACGGTATCTGGGCAAAAGTGCTGGCCTACGTAACCAACAGGGCAATCATGAAGCGCCTTGATGAGGTATGTGGTAAGGCTGGATGGCGTAACGAGTATCGCGATATCCCGAACAATGGAGGGGTTGAGTGCGGTATTTCCATCAAAGTTGATGGCGAGTGGATCACCAAGTGGGACGCAGCCGAAAACACGCAAGTAGAAGCAGTTAAAGGTGGGCGTTCAGGAGCTATGAAGCGGGCGGCTGTCCAGTGGGGTATCGGGCGTTACCTCTACAACCTGGAGGAAGGCTTCGCCATTGTATCGGCACAGCGGGCACCAGGATTCCATTATGCCAAGTCAAAAGAGGCTGGCGTATTTTACTGGAAACCGCCTGCCCTTCCAGCCTGGGCATTACCTGACGGAACAGTTGTTCATCAGCCAGAAACACAGTCACCAGAGCAAATCAACGAGTCAGAACCATATCAAGACGTGGATGCTGACAAGGTGCTCGCCGATTTCTCCCAATATGCCAGCAAAGAAAACGACGGCGTGAAATTGAAAGCTCGTTATGAAGAAACGTGGAAGTTGTTAAACGGATTTTCTGAGCATCAGGCGAAGTGCAAAGACGTTACCGGCATTCGAATCAGAGAACTCAAACAGGCGGCATAAATGGCAATTAACACCATCATCGTTTCCGGCAACGTTGGTAAAGACGCGGTACTCCGCGTCACACCAAATGGGAAGCACATTGCATCATTCTCTATCCCGGCAAAGACAGGATTCGGCGAGAACGAAAAGACATCATGGCTGAACTGCAAAATGTTTGGTGCTATGGCTGAGAAGCTTTCTGCGGCAGTAGTTAAAGGCGCAAAGGTCACTGTTTCAGGCGAGTTCGTCATTGAAGAGTGGACTCGTCAGGATGGATCAGCGACTCAGACACCAACAATTCTGGTGCGAGATATAGACCTTCCTCCGCGCAATGGACAGCAGCAGAGCCAGCAATCGTCGTCACAGCCGCAGCGCCAGCAACAACAACGCGCATCTGCGCCGCAAGCCAGCGAACCGCCGATGGACTTTTATGACGATATTCCCTTTGCGCCAGTAACTCTTCCCTTCCCTCGTCACGCTATCCACGCCATTTAATCAGGAGCATCAAATGTCGGCACCTCTCACCGTGGCGGGATATCTGCGCCCGCCTAAAAAATCAGGCACCAAAGCTGAGGTGCTGGCACGATGTTTCGCAGCTATCGCTAATGACGATTTCAAGAAGCCAACCATGGAAGACAGGCTTCTGGAGTTGCACGAAAAGGAAGTCTGGTACGCAAACTTAGAGGCGTCATTCAGGCCGATTTGGATGGCAGTCGGACCGGTTCAACCAACCTACGTAGACGACCGCATGCGCGAGCATCGTGGAAAGTTCGGGCATACAAGGAGCGACTGATGACAGGCAAATACACTCTTATCTACGCCGACCCACCATGGACATACCGAGATAAAGTCGCCGACGGAGATCGGGGTGCCGGGTTCAAATACCCAGTGATGACAGTGCAGGATATCTGCCGGCTACCGGTATGGGATCTGGCGGCTGATAGTTGTCTTCTGGCGATGTGGTGGGTTCCGACTCAGCCGACTGAGGCGCTGAAGGTTGTCGAAGCGTGGGGATTCCGCATGATGACGATGAAAGGTTTTACGTGGCACAAGACGAATAAGCACAAGGGTAACAGTGCGATCGGAATGGGCCACATGACCCGGGCGAATAGTGAAGACTGCCTGTTTGCGGTGCGCGGAAAGTTACCAGAGCGCATGGACGCTTCTATCTGCCAGCACATTACCGCGCCGCGGCTGGAGAACTCCCGTAAGCCGGATATCGTGCGAGAAAAACTGGTGCAGTTGTTGGGTGACGTTCCGCGCATTGAGTTGTTCGCGCGCCAGTCATCGCATGGATTCGATGTGTGGGGAAATCAGTGCGAAGGACCAGCTGTTCAGTTACTTCCCGGCTGCGCGATCGACGTGATGAAAACGGAGGCTGCATGACACCTGAGCAGGAAAATGTCATCCGCGCACAGGGACGTAAATGCGTGGCAGAGATTCAGCAGGCACTGAAATGCAGGCCTAAGCCGAAATGGAATGCAGTGGTGCCGCCAATACTCAAGAAGCATCACCAGAAAATTGCGCCGCTTGGTATCAGCCTGGTGTCATTCGTTAGCAGCATCGGTCGGATGCAAGGCAGATACGGAGTCGAATCATGACGCTAACCAAACGAATCACAAGGTCGCTAATGCGGCCTTTTTATTTTCTCTCGTTCACCTTCAACCGAATTAACCGACAGTTCATGGAGTGAGATATGAAAGATACGAATTTTACGCCTGGACCATGGCATGTAAGCAATGAAGGAAAGCTCATCATCAGGGACAGCGAGTGGTTCTCACATATCGCATTTGCTGGGTATGCGACAAACGATGAAGAGTTTGCGACGGCAACGCTAATCGCCGCGGCTCCTGAATTGCTCGAAGCCCTGCAACTATCACTTTCAGCCATGGATGAAATGGGAGATATCCTGAATTTTCATGACATGGCTGATTCAGAAACCGTAGAAAAACTCACTCCAGCATTTGAAATGGCTCGCGCTGCTATCAATAAAGCACTCGGTAAGGAGCAATCATGACATCAGAAATCATCGATCAGGCCAGCGCTCTCGAAGAGATGATGCGCGACCATGCTATTCAGGCTCACAGACTCAACCACTCAGCAGTATCAGCAACGCACTGTGAGGAGTGCGGGGACGCGATTGAAGAGGCTCGGCGCCGGGCTGTTCCCGGTTGCCGGATGTGTGCGAGTTGCCAGGCTGACGCAGAAAATCGCGGCAAGCACTTACGTTGAATTGACCGGCCCCGCCAGGGGCCATAGGAGAGCATCTATGGAAGAAGAGGTTTTCACCAGAGATGAGGCTGCCGCTTTCATGAAACTGGATAAAGGCACGGTCGCGCAGTGGATTAAGTCTGGCCGCCTGGCCGCTACCAGAAAGAATCCTCACAAGAAAAAAAGCCCTTACCTGATCTGCAAAACAGACTGTATTGCAGCAGTAAAGAACCCGATCCACAATCAGCCGGTGAATGCGGTTGATGTGCAGGAGGATAAAGCATGTCAATCAAACAGCGTGGCGAAACATGGCACTGCGATTTCGTCGCGCCAAACGGAAAGCGAATTAGACAGTCTCTTGAAACAACGGACAAAAGGCAGGCGCAGGAACTTCACGATCGTCTGAAAATGGAAGCCTGGCGTGTTGATAAACTGGGGGAGGCGCCAAACAGGATATTTAATGATGCCTGTATTCGATGGCTGCGGGAGAAGGAAGATAAGAAAAGCCTGGACGACGATAAGAGCATCATCGGTTTCTGGATGCTGCACTTTCGGGGCTGTAAACTATCAGATATTACAGCAGATAAAATAACGGCGGCGGTAGACGGGATGGAGAACCGCCGCCATCGCCTGAACTGGGAAATGACCAGAGACAGGT